GATTTATTCCAGTTCCAGATAAGAGATTCGAATCTACGCATCTTGCTGAAAACTTAATTAAAAGTTTTGGCTATTAAAAATTTCATATAGGTTGCTCTTGTAGTATAAGTAGTATACAATAGGCATATACATTAGGAGATTTACATGGGCGGTCGTTCATACGGTGCAGAAGAAAAAGCAAAACTAGAGCGTTTAATTAGTGAAGGCTCAACAGTCCTACGTGAAGTTGAAGACTTACAAGAAGGCTTAAAGGAAACTGTCAAGGCAGTTGCCGAAGAATTACAAATCAAACCAAGCGTTATTACCAAAGCAATTAAGATCGCACATAAAGGCGATTGGCAAAATTATAATGCTGATTGGGAAGAAATTGAAGCAATTTTAGATATCACAAAACGTATCTAATAAATATTGCTAGGAAAGGTTAGCGAGCCATAATTCGCATGAAGGTATTTGTCAGCCTTAAGTGACATCGGAGAAGAAAATTTATGTCTTATGTAGACGCATGGTTTGACCGCGAGAACGATATCGTTCGAGTTGTTGAACGCAATAAAAAAGGCGACAGGGAATTTAGAGATATTCCTGTACGTCATACATTTTATGTGAAAGATCCCAGAGGGAAATTTCAATCAATTTACGGTGATCCACTCACTCGTATCGTTTGTAAAAACACAAAAGAACTACGCAAAGAACAAGCCATTAACAGTGGCAAGACTTTATACGAATCGGATATTAATCCAATCTTTGTAACACTAAGCGAACACTACTTAAATCAAGATGCTCCTAAACTAAATGTAGCATTTTTCGATATTGAGGTAGACTTCGATCCAGAGCGTGGCTATGCTAGTCCAGACGACGCATTTATGCCAATTACTGCGATTGCTGTCTACTTACAATGGTTAGAAACAATGGTTTGTTTAGCTATTCCTCCTAAGAAGCTTAGTATGGAAGATGCTAAGGAAATGGTTAAAGATTTTCCTAATACTATGCTGTTCGACAACGAAGCAGACTTGTTGGACACATTCCTTGACTTGATTAAAGACGCAGATATATTAAGTGGTTGGAACTCGGAAGGCTTTGATATTCCATACACTACAAATAGAGTAACAAAAGCGTTATCAAAAGAAGATACTAGACGCTTTTGTTTGTTTAATCAATTTCCTAAAAAACGTGAATATGAAAAGTATGGTCGTACTAGTACAACTTATGATTATATTGGTCGTGTTCACCTCGACTATCTCGAACTATATCGTAAGTACACATATGAAGAACGTCATAGTTATAGACTAGATGCTATTGCTGAATATGAATTGGGCAAACGTAAAACACAATACGAAGGTACATTGGATCAGTTGTACAACAATGACTTTAAAACGTTTGTTGAATATAACATTAATGACTGTAAACTGCTTGACGACTTAGACAAGAAGTTAAAATTCATGGATCTAACTAACACGTTGGCACATGAAAATACAGTACTACTACAAACTACAATGGGTGCTGTAGCTGTGACTGAACAGGCTATTATTAACGAAGCACATCGTAGAGGTTTCCAAGTTCCTAATCGTACTAAGATGAGCGAACGTGAAGACAACGAAGGTGCGGCAGGTGCGTATGTAGCATTTCCTAAAACAGGTATTCAAGACTGGGTAGGATCATTAGATATTAACTCACTATATCCATCTGCGATTCGTGCGTTAAACATGGGTCCGGAAACTATTATTGGACAGTTACGTCAAACTAAGACAGAAGAATACATTGAGCTACAAATTGCCAAAGGTAAATCATTTGCGGCTGCTTGGGAAGGTAAATTTGGTACTGACGAATACGAAGCTGTGATGGCACAAGAGATTGGCACAGACATTACTATCGACTGGGAAGATGGATCTAGCGATGTACTAAGTGCCGCCGAAGTATATAGATTAATATTTGAAAGCAATCAGCCTTGGATGCTTTCAAGTAACGGGACAATCTTCACCCATGAAAAGGAAGGTATTATTCCAGGGCTACTAAAACGCTGGTATGCTGAACGTAAAGAGATGCAGGCCAAGTTAAAGGAGGCTATAAATGCTGGGAATAAAGTGGAAGAAGAGTATTGGGATAAACGACAACTTGTTAAGAAGATTAATCTTAATAGCTTGTACGGTGCTATTCTTAATAGCGGTTGTAGATTCTTTGATAAACGAATCGGACAATCAACAACGCTGGTCGGTCGCCAAATCGCAAAACATATGGCGAGTAAAGTAAATGAGATCATTACCGGAGAGTATGATCACGTAGGAAAGGCGGTAATTTATGGTGATACTGATAGTTGTTATTTTAGTGCTTATCGCACTTTACAGAAGGACATTGAAGCCGGACGAATTCCCTGGACGAAAGAAACGGTAATTCAACTGTATGATACCATCGGAGAAGAAGTAAATCAAACATTCCCACAGTTTATGTTGGATACGTTTCATGTGCCAAAGACCCGTGGAGAAGTTATTAAAGCAGGTCGTGAAATTGTCGGATCTAAAAGTTTGTTTATTACTAAGAAACGCTATGCTGTTCTTTACTATGACAAAGAAGGCAAACGTACTGACATAGATGGTAAAGCTGGTAAGATTAAAGCTATGGGCTTGGACTTGAAGCGTAGTGATACTCCAGAATTTATTCAAGACTTTTTAAGTGAAGTTCTTGAAATGGTTCTAATGGGTAAAGATGAACAGGATGTATTGGATCATATCAGCGCATTCCGTATCAAATTTAAAGCTCGACCAGGTTGGGAAAAAGGATCTCCTAAACGTGCTAACAAGATTACCGAGTATCAAGGCAAAGAAGCCAAAGCCGGTAAGACTAATATGCCAGGACATGTTCGTGCTAGTATCAATTGGAACACGCTAAAACGTATGTACAATGACAAATATTCTATGAGTATTACAGATGGTGCTAAAGTTATTGTTTGTAAACTCAAGCCTAATCCGTTAGGCTATACATCAGTCGCTTACCCTGTAGACGAACTGAGGTTACCGCAGTGGTTCAAAGATTTACCTTTTGATCATGCTGAAATGGAAGCTACTATCATTGATAAAAAGCTAGACAACTTAATAGGTGTACTAGAATGGAATATTACTAGCACAGAAGAAAAAAATACATTTAACAGTTTATTCGAGTTTTAATATGAAAATTATAATTGCAGGATACGGATTTGTTGGCAAGGCTGTTGGCAATGCCATACAAGAAAAAAACAGGATTCATATTGTTGATCCTAAATATGGTGATTACAAAGTAATGGACTTTGCCGACGCAGATGGTATTGTTGTTTGCGTAGGTACGCCTAGTGATCAATTAGGCGATTGCGATATTAATCAAGTAATTAACGTACTTGATCAAGTACCGGTATACTTACCAGTGCTGATTAAATCAACTATACCTCCAGACTATTTACAAACGATATTACAAAAATATCCAGAACACAGTATTTGTTATAGTCCAGAATTTTTACGTGCTGTATCAGCTAATGAAGATTTTGCCAATCAAGAATATATGGTTATGGGCGGAGATGATCCAGAAGGATTTTGGTCTGCTCTTTTTAAAGATTCTTTGACTAAACTACGTATTATTTTTAATACTAGTATTACCGAAGCTAGTACAATCAAATATGCTACCAATTGTTTCCTAAGTGTCAAAGTGGCATTCTTTAATCAATTGTACGATGTGTGCGAAAAGAACGGTGCTGATTATAGTCTAGTTAGACAAGTATTGACACACGATGAGCGTATTGGTAATAGCCATATGATGGTACCAGGACCTGATATGAGCAGAGGATTTGGTGGAGCTTGTTTTCCTAAAGATACAAGCGCCTTTATACACTATTGTGATAGACAACAAATATCACATACATTGGTAGAATCAGCTGTAAAATATAACAAAAAGGTTAGGAAAAATCCTTGACATTGTCAGAAAAACCTATATAATATACAAACATGGAGAAACTTATGAAAGACTTTTTACAAGATTTAGTAGCACATACACACAGCCTAGGATTTTTACCTTTGGTTAAAGTTAGTGCTAGCGACAAAGAAACAGCTATTGAATCAATGGCTGAAGATCGTAGTGTTATTCTTAACGCTAGAACAAAGGAACCAATCGACAATTTAGAAGGCACATTTGGTATGCCAGACCTAAATAAGTTAGATATTCATTTGAAGTGTCCAGAATATAAAGAAAACTTTACTATCGATGTTGTTGTACAAAATCGTAATGGTGAAGACATTCCAACAGGATTACACTTTGCCAACGGTGCCGGTGACTTTGAAAATGATTATCGTTTTATGAATAGCGATATTATTAATGAAAAAATGAAGTCTGTTAAATTTAAAGGCACTAAGTGGGATATCGAGTTTACTCCATCTATGGCTAGTATTCAAAAATTAAAATTCCAAAGTGCAGCACACACAGAAGAAAAAGTCTTTCAAGTCAGTACAGACAACGGAAACTTAGTATTCAAGTTTGGTGATGCTACAACACACGCAGGAACTTTTGTATTCCAATCAGGAGTTACTGGCAAACTAAAACAAGCATGGGCATGGCCAGTTACTCAAGTTCAAAGCATCTTGAATTTAACAGGCGATAAGACTGTTCGTATCGCAGACGTTGGCGCACTACAAATTACTGTAGATAGCGGAATTGCTGAATACGAATATATTTTACCAGCACAGAGCAAATAATATGACTCTTGATCAAATTTTATACGCAACAATTTTTAGTATTGTAACTATAGCTATTTTATATAATCACATTACATGGCCGGCTATTAAAGAATGTTATGGAATGTGGTTTAAGAAAGAATACTGGACAGATTATAATACTGTTGAATTTGTTTCCTGGGCGGCTAAAGCCATTATTATTGTTCCCGGACTAATTTTTGGTATTCAAATTTGGCAATTTTATTTTTTAACATTGATTACTAGTGCTACACTTATTTGGGCAAGTCGTAAAAAGGCTTTGCCTACACTAGTTGGTTTTAATACCATATGGTACTGGATAAGTGTAATGATATTAGCCCAACATTTGGTATAATAATGAATAAAAACTTAACAGCTACACAAAACGATTACGCATATTTTCTTCCAGCAACATCTGGATTCTATAGTACTTACATAGGCAAACAACGCTACAGTAACTATGTAGATCCAGCACGTATTCCAAAGAGCTTTGGCCCTAAAGGCATTGAAGCAATGAACTATTTGGATCCTAATGCGGCATTTTATTATGATCATTGCTTGTATTCGGCAGGTCATGCTAACTTAGATTTGTCTAAACCTGATCCGAGCGAAGACATGTTTCGTAACAGAGACCGTTCGACTAGTTGGGTATTAGGTGACTCTGGTGGATTCCAGATTGGTAAAGGTGTGTGGGAAGGCGAATGGAATGATCCTAACGGCCCTGTAGTAGCACAACGTATGGCTG